TATCATTCACGCAAGAATCCGCACCCACGGCGAAACCGATTTAGAGAATTGCCACCCGTTCAGAGTGTCGAAAGGGTTGGCTTTCATTCACAATGGATGCCTCCCAATTTCCACGGCCTCTAACGGGAAGCGGTCTGATACTTGGCACTTCAACAATAAAGTGGTGCAACCGCTAGTGCGTGATGTTGGCGGTATCACTCCCCCGCTTGTGGAATTGCTCCATGAGTATGCAAAAGGCTCCAAACTTTGCTTTCTCGACTATAGGGGGAAGTTTATCATCATAAATGAAACGGCGGGACATTGGGCGGGCGGGGTTTGGTACTCCAATTCCTCCTACAAAAACTCTGGTTTGTGGTGGAAGGGTGGGGGATATACTTGCCCCCCTTCTTACTATCACCGCAGTCCCGTCCAAATCGTTCCCTCTGGGGGCGGGGTTGTCCCGATTGACGATGAAGACTCCATTGAATCCATGATTGAAAAAGACACGATTAAAAAATGGGAGCAGGAAAAGTTTCACAACTTCGACTCCTTTGACATGGGGTTAGAGTGATGCAACAAAACCAAAACGACCTATGGTACGGGGTTAAAGTTTTAATTGTGGCGGGTTGGCTCTTTTTAGGGCTGATTAGCTACATAAAAAACAACAAATAAAAATAAGGAGAAAACAAAATGGACGACAAAAAAAACAAAACAGGAATCTGCGAAACTTGCGAAAAAGCCGTAGGCACTCGCCGTTTCCCGAACATAGCGGAAAAAGATGAAGCATTGAAAATGTCCTACATATCTTGCCAGCCGTGCTTTGAGGCGGTATGGGCGGGGGAGAATTAAAACATGAAATACAAAAAAACAAGAATTGATAAATGGGGCTGGCGGTTTGCTTCTAACCCTTGGGAGCCAGACTTGCGGGACACTCGCCCGATTGGGAAACGGGGTCTTAATTCTGGTACGGGGGTTTGTGCGGTATGTGGTGAAAATGCTAAATGGTCTTTTCACTATGTCCCCTCGACTGCGGTTCATCGGATGATGCAACCTAAATCTGATCATGTGGCCGTATGTGAAAACAAAAAATGTGCGGTTGCTTTGGAGAATGTGGGCTTCTGCGGTTGCGGTTGCGGGGGATAAAACCTAATCAGACGCAACCAGCGGGGGCGGGGTTCCATTCCCTTCCCCCGTTTTTTATGCCGTTGCACCAAACCCAAACGCTACAAATTGTGCCCCCAAAAATCCGCACCACAACCCCTTGTGTTAAAAATCCAAAAAATCCCTCCATTCTTACTTTGTAAGGAAGATAAAAAGATAAATATAATAAGATATGATATATAGAAATACTACTTTTATTTATGAAATAAATAAGAAGATATATATATATGATAGTTATATATGATAGTTATATATGATAGTGGATTATGATAGTGAGGCTGGGTTGGGGGTTAAATTACCTGTGCGTTTTACCTGTGCGTTTATAAGAGTGCCTTATACTTTTCAAACAGAGTGTTTTTTCTTTTGCTAAAAATTACCTGTGCGTTTATGTTCTGCGGATATGAAACACATACCAATAACAAAAGAGAACTACTACAACCTACGCCTCCTATACGAGAACAGCATCTCTGCGGGTAAGAAGCCCAATGATGTTGTCCTCTGGAAGGGAACTGAAATGCTTGTCAGCTACTTAAAATATGTAGTTGAGTACATGAAAGGAATTGTACTTTGAACGGCTCCATTCAGCCAGCAGGGGATTCATTCAATGTATCCTTCACCACCAAAGGCAAGCGTATCAGAAGGCGTTTTGGTTCTATGACGCAAGCCGAGGGTTACCTTATGGATTTACGCAGGGCTTGTATCGCTGGAAAGCCTTTGCCAGAGACCGAGGCTAACCTTACTACTTGGCAAGAACTCAAAGACCAAGCCTTTACCCTGCTTTGGAAGGGAGCAAAGAGCGAGAACACCAATAGGCTTAATAGTGACCATATTGTGCGTTATTTTGGTGCTAGCACACCTGTGGCTCACTTTACCCAAGGAGACCTAGACAACTGGGTGGTATCCTTGAAAGCCCTAGGTAACTCGGACGCAACCATCAACCGCAAGCTGTCTTGCTTAAGCAGACTTTTGCGTTTTGCTTTGGAACGAGGCTTTGTTACTCATAGGTTTAACTTCCCAATCAAGAAGGAAACCAAAGGTAGAATCCGCTTCATCACCGATGCAGAGGCCGTGCAGATCATGGCTAAAGCTGGGGATAAGTTGCATCCCTTGTTCATGTTCTTGCTATTTACAGGGGCAAGAGTAAGCGAAGCTCTCAAGCTGTCTTGGGCTGACTTTAATTGGACAAACAAAGTGGTGACATTCTGGGACACCAAGAGTGGAGAAAGCAGAACCATCCCCATGACAACCAGCCTAGTAAGCTACATGAGCCAGCTAATGAGCAGGGGCGGGGACGGCCCGTTCAGCGACATCAAGCAATTTGAGGTGAACAGAGTGTGGACAAGCATCAGAGACCAGATGGGCTTGACGGCTGACAAGGAGTTTGTGCCCCACGCCTTACGCCACACCTGTGCAAGCAGATTAGTGCAACGAGGTGTGCCGATTGTTGTTGTCAAGGAGTGGCTCGGCCATAAAACAATTCAAATGACCATGAGGTATGCTCACCTTGCACCTACTAACCTTATGGAAGCTGTAGGTGCTTTGGAGAACTGATATGGACAAAGAAACACAAGAACAGCCCAAACCAAAAAAGCCTAATCCTATTAGGATTTGGACTAAAGAAGAAGAGGAATGGGATGACGAAATAAGAAGACAATGCAAGTGGGATGAGGACAACTGCCGAAAATGAAACAACTTGAGGCAATAACAACGGAGGTAGATGTAGTGAAAATTGAAACAAGCAGAAGACTTGAGTGGCAAGATGACTTGCTAGGTCAAGCTTTGGATAACCTAAAGAAAATGAACTTGGCTCTCCCTAATGGGTTTTGGAGAGAGCTTCAACTGATTTGCACCCAAGTCGATTCGGCTAGGCTTATCGGTAAAGAAACAATTAATCAACTCAAAGGGCAACAGGTTGCACAATGATTACCAATGGTGTTGAGCAGAAACCTAGCACAATGGCTATGCTTGAACTTGCTGACAGGATTCATTCGCATCCTTCTGGAAGTACATGGGTTGTCCCTTCGGGGTTCTCTGTGTGGAAGCCCCAGCGAAATCGTAAAGTTGTGCAAGTGGTTGGAGACAACAGCGAGGTGAACGGAAGGCTCAAACGAATCTTCATGGAACTTGGCTGGTCAGTCATAGAGAGGGAGATTCTGTAATGTGCAAAACTCTAGGCGACCTAACAATTTACCTACTGCTAATTCTTTTTGGCTCTGTAGGGCTAGGAGTTGGCTTATTGCTTCTGTGTTTTCTCTGGTGGTTAGGAGAAAGAATCGTAGAAGGAATAAAAGAAGAACTCGAAATTAAGGAAGACGATGATAAAAACTCATAAATTTATAAAACAACTTACAGACTCTTATGGTCGCTTCATCCAGAAGTGGGGTGTCTTTGAGCAAGTCCTAGAAGCTGGTATCTTTAAACCGAGGGTGCATGAACACTTACTTAAGTCTTTCAACAGCCTTAAAGAAGCTTCATTGTATTTAGAAAAATGAAAATAAGATCAACATTTGAAGTCCCATTTAGAGATGTTTATTACATGAGTCACGGGGACGCTGAAACCGCCCAGTACATCAATGGTGTTGCAACCTTTGAGGTAGTCGGTGAAAAGAAATGCCCGTTGCGTTATGTAGAATCAAACGATGTTTGGGCTAGCTCTCCATTGGGGGCTTACCAAGTTGACATAGACTCCGATGAACACAGAAAACTTGTGCGGGTTGCAGTCGAGGACGATGAGAAAGTGTGGAAGTCGGCCAAGAAGATTGCCAAAGCAAAGAAGCTCATTTGAGTTTAACGCAAACACAACTAGACAAGAAGGCAGTTTACGAGGCACAGCTAAAGCGGGATAAAGCTAAAGCTCGTAATGTCTCAACGGGTAGGGAAAGCCTATCTGGAGGGCAAGGCTTCTTGCTTCGTCATTCGGTGGCTTCGGTTGCCGAGACAATAGCTTTATGGATGGATAAGGCCCAGAACTCTCCAGGCCCAAAACATAAAGCGGTTGCATTAATGGTGCAACTAAAGCCCCTGGAGTTGTCGGCCCTTACCTGTCGTTGCGTACTAAACGGCATCTCAACCCAAAGAACATTTGCTTCAGCCAGCTTTGAACTAGGTCGGCTTGTAGAGCATGAAGCAAGGCTAAAGGAAAGCCCAAGCAAAGAGTGGAACTCCATCAAGAGAAGGATGAAGCTACGCAAGGGACACCGCCACAAGATGCAGACGGCTTTTCGAGGGATGCAGAACAAGACTAGTGCTTGGAGCGTAGTCGAGAAGGGAACAATAGGCGGGGTTCTTATTGAACTTTTTATTAAAAGCACGGGGCTTTGCGAGGTAGTCACTACTCGAACTAATAAGACCAGAACAAACTATATTGTTGCTTCAAAGTCGTGTTGCGAGTGGATGAAGGAGTTTGAAGGAACGGATGCTTTACGGCCTCTTATGCTTCCTAGGGTAGAGGCTGGTTCAGACCCTAATGTATTTTGGGTTAAGTGCAGATCAAAGAAACAAGAAGCTCTGTATAAAAGCCAGCCCCAAAGTGTACGGGATTGCGTACAAGCCATGCAACAAGTGGCGTGGAGAATCAATACAGATGTCTTGGATGTGCTGGATACCTACTACAAGAACGGCCTAGATATCAAGGGGGAGCCTGTGAACTGCCAAAAGGAAGTTGTTAAGGAGAACTTGGATGCCCTCACACCAGAACAAGCCAAGGAAAGAATTAAGGGAATGTGGAGGTCGCATACTTATAATGTATGGAACAGAGCTAGGGGCTACTTTATTACCCAGCAGATACTATTGGCAAAGGAACTAAAGGGTCAGCCCTACTACTTACCCGTGCAATTAGACTTCCGTGGTCGAGTGTACTACTTGCCTACGCATATCGGCCCACAGCGGGATGACATTTCAAAAGCCTTGGGAGAGTTTAACGAAGCTATACCGCTTACCAAGGAGGGGTTGTATTGGTTTAAGGTCGCTGGTTCCTCACACTTTGGGTGCGACAAGGTAAGCTACGAGGAGCGTGTGGCGTGGGCTGAAATGAATGATAGTAACATTCGGAAGGTTGTTGCTGACCCCTATGGGTGCAAGTGGTGGCATGAAGCAGACGAGCCTTGGCAATTCTTGAGGTGGTGTTTTGCGTGGGTAAAGGGAGCCGAGAGGTTCCCAGTATGCCTAGATGCTACAAGCAACGGCCTACAGATACTCTCCCTGCTCACAGGAGACGCAGAAACGGCTACGCTTACCAATGTCCTACCCAGCGATGTACCAAAGGACATTTACGGATTTATCGCCAGCAAGATTGAACACAAGCTATTGGGTACTCCAGGGGAGATGGCTAGTTTTTGGTTGCACCAAGGGTGTAATAGGAAACTGGTAAAAAGGCCAGTTATGACAATTCCGTATGGGGTATCTAGGTATGGAATGTCACAACAGCTTATGGAACAAACGAACTGCTCTATACTTCAAGGGCTGTATATGGCTGATTTAATTATTCAAGTCCTAGGTGAACTAGTGCAAGCCCCACAGGAAACTATGGCTTGGCTTAAGAATTTGGTGCAACCAGCAACAGACAGCGGATGTCCTATGGTATGGTCTAGCCCTTCTGGATTCCCTGTGTACCAGCCTTATTTTGTGGGTAGGTCAAAGTCAATTAAGTTGCGTATTGGCGATACAATTAGGTACATCAACATGACCCACAAGATTACCAACAAGATTGACAAGGAAGCACAAATCAACAGCTTTGCCCCCAACTTTATCCACAGCCTAGACGCAAGCCTAGTGCATATTTCTGTGGACAGAATGAGCAAGCAAGGAATTAAAAGCCTTTTCACAATCCACGATTGCTTTGGTTGTCATGCAAGTGCTGTGCCCACCATGAGAAAGGTTGTAGCGGAAACCATGAGGGATATTTTTAAACAACCGATATTGAAAGCATTAAAAGAACAAGTGGCATCATCTATTAGCCAACCTACTAACTTCACTTCGGAGCCTTTTTATGGGGGTTTTCCCATTGACCGCATTACGGAGAGTCCGTATATTATTAAATAATATGACAACAAAATACACATTCATAAGCGAAGATACAGAAACGGGGCCGTCATACGGATTCCCAAAAACAAAAACAATAATCGAGTTTGAAGCTAAAGACATCTTTGAAGTCCTAGAAGGTTTTCAGCAATTTCTTAAAGGAAGCGGATTCCACCCAACAGGTCGCCTTGACTTTGTAACTGAATCCAATAATCTTCAACCAGACTTAACTGGGTTTTCATTGGTGAACCCAGTAGGCAACAACTAAACACACCAAAACACAGAAAGGTAAAAACACAACATGGATAAGAAGTATAATCGTGTGCGTTTGACCAGCCCAAAGGGGGTGGCGATGTACCCGAAGCTGAATAAAGCAGATACTAAATTCAACGAGGATGGAGTTTATTCTACGAAACTGCTCGTTTCAAAGGATGAAGCTACTTCGTTTGTACAGGCGGTAAAGCAACTCCTCAAAGAACACTACGAGGAAACTTGCAAACAGCAGAACAAGACAAAGTTGAAACTTGCTGATTACCCTTGGAAAGAAAATGAAGAGGGAGACAAGCTGGAGATTAACTTCAAGCTCCCTGCTAAAGTGAAGACAAAGAACGGAGAGGCCATTGAGATGCGTCCCGCTTTGTTCGACAGCAAGGGTTCCCCATGCGACAAGCTGATTGGTGGCGGTTCCGTCATTAAGATTGGTTGCGAGGCTAGTCCTTGGTTTGTACCCGCCCTTGGGGTTGGAGTTACCCTCCGTCTCCGTGCGGTGCAAGTCATCGACCTAAAAGAACCCTCGGCTGGCGGTTCTACCTTTGAGAGCTTTGGATTCTCTTCGGAAGAAGAAGGATTCGTTGCTCAAGGTGAAACATTCCCAGAACTTAACAAAAAGAAGGAGTCCTCCGATGTATCGAGCAAAACGCCCGAACTACCAGAGGACTTCTAAATATAGAAGCGGTCTCGAAGTCCAGATTGCATCCCAGCTTGAGAAGGCTGGGGTGCAGTTTGGGTACGAAACCCAACGCCTAAAATATCAAAGAATATGTCATTACATACCAGACTTTATACTTCCAAACGGAGTGCTGATCGAGGGGAAGGGGTGGTTCACACCACAGGACAGGAGCAAGTTGCTTCTTCTAAAAAAACAAGACCCAAATTTAGACATTCGATTGGTGTTTTCCAAGTCTTCAACTCGTCTAAACAAGAAGTCCCGCACCACCTACGGAGAATGGTCAACGACAAACGGGTTCCTCTGGAGTGAGAAAGTAATCCCCCCAGAATGGCTGATTTTGTAAGACATACAGAATGTAGTAAGTGTGGGTCGTCAGATGCCAATGCCGAGTATTCTGACGGCTCTACTTATTGCTTTTCTTGCAGAGCCTACTCAAAAACTGACGGACAAATTAAGGAGAAACCAAACATTTATATGGCTAATTTATTAGAAGGTAGTGTCTTGGCTTTGACAAAACGCAATATCCACATGGAGACTTGCCAGAAGTTTAACTACAGGACAGGGGAGTTTAATGGAAAGCCTGTTCAGATTGCAGAATACAGGAACAAAGAAGGGATTCTTGTAGCCCAGAAGCTACGCTTTCCAAACAAGGACTTTATGATTCTTGGGGATGCCTCCGAGATGACTTTGTTCGGTCAGCATTTGTTTAGGGATGGTGGCAAGATGCTTGTGATTACTGAAGGTGAGATTGATTGCCTTTC